GGCCCGTAGAAGCATCGAAGGAGGCCCGCGCACATGCCGTCTCATACGTCCAGGAATCCGGTAACGTGTACTTGCCAGACCCGAGAATCAAATCATGGGTCAGCGGCTACGTCGATGAGCACGCGGTATTCAATAACGGAGATTTCGATGACCAAGTCGACGCCACGACGCAAGCCCTCGCTTATTACACGGGCGGCGAGGACGCCATCGCGAGGCTCCAACGCATGCTGCAACTTTAGGAGGAAAAAATGAGTAGAACCATAAACAGGATGATGAAAAAGCTGGACGGGTGGGTGAACGTGCTCACGGGCATGGGACTCAAGAACAGGGACAAATTGGCGAGCGCTGACACGTGCGCCCGGATCATGGACCAAACCAGGGCCGAGTCGCTTTACCAATCCGACGACATCGCCGCACGCATAGTCAATCGGATCCCGGAAGAAATGCTGAGGGAGGGCTACCAAGTGGTGGTAGAAAACGATCCCAAGTTAGGCGAAAAAGCCATGATGAAGTTGGAGGAGCACAAGATCGACGAGAAGCTGGAAAGGGCACTCAAATGGAATAGGCTGTACGGCGGCTCCGCGATAATCATCGGCATCGGAAACCAGCCCCCGGAAGAACCTTTGAACTTGAAAGACATCAAAAAAGTGGATTATTTCACCCCGTTGGACAGGTATCGCTTGTGCGCTGAAATGCCAGTCGAAGATGAAGTTGAAAGCGAGAATTTTGGAAATCCCAACCACTACACGATACAATCCGAAGTGAGCACCAGCAAGACGGTTGGAATTAAAATACACTACAGCAGGATGATCTTGTTCAAGGGCGTTGAGTTGCCTTACAACTTATACATCAAGAACAACTATTGGGGCGACAGCGTGCTTTCTCGCTCGTACAACGCCATAAGGAATTATCAGACGGCCTTCGACAACGTGGCCAGCGCCATGCAAGACTTCGCGCCGCTAGTGGTCAAGATCAAGGGGTTGGCCGACTTGATAGCAAGCGGCAACCACGCGCTAGTCACACAGCGCTTGGAATTAGCCACGTTGCAGCACAGCATCATGAACGCGCTGGTGCTGGATAGCGAAGGCGAGGACGCTCAAAGGCAGACCACCAGCTTCGAGGGGATACCTGAAATTTTGACCAAGATGGGCAACAGGTTGGTCGCATCCAATGAATTGCCGCACACGATATTGCTTGGAGAAAGCCCGCAGGCCAGCAACGCGACGGGCAACTCGACCACGATGTCTTGGTACGACTCCATCAAGAACGAGCAGAAATCCGTGCTGGTTCCGCCTTTGAACCAGACGCTCGACGTGATCTTCTCAGAGCAAGGTGGGATAAGCGGCGGCAAAATACCGGACTACAAGATCGTGTTCAATCCTCTGTGGCAGTTGGACTTGAAGGAGCAGGCGCAGATAAACGAGATACAAGCCAAGGCCGACGCGATGTACATCGACAGAAACGTTTTCACTTCCGATGAGATTCGCGACGGCAGGTCGGGCGACGAGATCAACCTCAGAACTCAGGTCGATGGAAAACTTCAACAGGAATTTGAACAGGAGGAATAGATGAAGAAAATCATGGACAAGATGAGCGTGGTGATAGCAGTGCACACGGGCGAGCTTGAGGTGCCTTTCCCTGATTCAGTAGTCACCTTCGGTATCGGATGCGAGACAGGTGATCGCAAGCAGTTGGAAAAAGTCAAAAAAGCCATCTGTTTTACTATAGACAAGATCGGTGAGTCAGGACTTCCGCTTATCATGGAGACTAAAAAATGCCGTGGAAATACCCAAACAACATTCCGTCAGTCGCCAAAAACTGGACTGCCTCTCAACAGCAACGATGCGTGAAAGCCGCCAACGCGGTGTTGAGGGAAGGAGGGCCGGAGGAGCAGGCCATCTTTGCTTGCATCAAGGCTGCCGGCAAGTCCAGGCGCGACCAGCTAAACGTAGGCGCGATCATTACTTTGGAAGAGATGGCTGCCGCTGCTGGTAAAAGCACCGTGAGAGCCATCAGGCCGCCCAGCACAAAGACCCTGGAGTTGCAATACTACAAAGACTTGCGCCCAATCACTCAAACGCTGGCGCGGCTTTCGGCCGAGCTTCTCATCCCCGCAGTTACCTCCATCTTGCGCACGGAACAGTTGAGGAGCGACCAGGCGGGCGACGTGGTGGACGACGCCATGTCGGTCATGCGCATCCAATTCAACAGGGAGTGGACTGAGCAAGACTACGCCAGGATAGCGGACTCTCAGTTTTTCAGGGTCAACGGCCAATCGACGAGGTATTTCAACCGCCTGAGCTTGCAAGTCGCCAACGTTCCATACAACATGAGCGAACCTTGGCTGGACGAGTTGAGGAGCTTGTTCGTGAGGGAAAACGTGAGGCTCATCAAGACCATCCCCGACCAGTATTTCGACCGAATCGACGGCATCATAACTAGGGGAATAAGGCAGGGAAAACACGTCGGTGAGGTGGGCAAAGAATTGCAGAAAGCCGTCGGCATCAGCCGCAACAGGGCGAAGTTCATAGCCAGGGACCAGACAGCGAAGCTCAACGCGGAAATGCAGGGCATAAGGCAGGTGAGCGTCGGAATAAAGAAATACGAGTGGTCAACCTCCGAAGATGAGCGGGTGAGGCCGAGCCACGCGTCGAAGAACAACAGGAAATACAAGTGGAGCGACCCGCCAGCGACGGGACACCCAGGCGAGGACTACCAATGCAGGTGCGTCGCCATCCCCGTCGTGGAACCCCCCAAACGCTCTGCGTTGCAGACGGCAGCAGCACTTGCTGGCGCAGCAGTCCTCGCCGAAGAGTTGTTCTCATAAAATTTTGCTTGTCACGCGATTTTCGATTCTTACAATCGGGTTCAATGAAAGTGAATCGACTCGACATCGGGCAGCTTGGCTCGCCTGAAATCACGTCGCAAGGATATCTCAGAATCCCTGCTTATGCAACGCGCACTGGGATTTTCCACTACAAGATGCCGGATGGCTCGGTGCGGAAAGAACTGCGTCCGCCAGATGAGGTCTTCGACCACAATTCTTTGAAATCCCTCGCGGAAGTCCCGATCACCAACAACCACCCGCCCTACATGCTGGACGCGGACAACACCAAGCATTTCCAAGTTGGTTTCACAGGCAGCAACATAGACAGAGAGGGGGACTATGTTCGGGTCAAGGCCACCATAACAGACGGAGACACCATAAAAGAACTCAAGGAAACTAAAAAAAGGGAAACGAGTTGCGGCTACACATGCGACTTGGAAGAAACAAGCGGGGTGTGGAACGGCGAAGAATTTGACGCCATCCAGAGGTCGATAAATTACAACCATTTGGCCATCGTGAACAAAGGCAGGGCAGGGACAGGAGCGCGGCTGCAAATGGACCGCATGGACGGGGTGATGGTCGAAAATGCAGAAGCGCACAACAGAAATAATGCAAACTCAGAACAAGGAGGAAACGTCATGGTAAAAGTCACAATCGACAGCATAGAGTACGAAGCAAGTGAAGGACTCGCCCAAGCGGTGAGGAAGGTGGAGACCGAGAAAGCCGGCCTCCAAAAGAAGCTCGACGAAGCCGAGTCGAAAAACAACGAATTGACCGGAAAAGTCGATGCTCTCAACGGAGAGATCAAAAAGAAGAACGACGAGATCGAGAAGGTGAAGAAAGACATGCCCACGCGCGAGCAAATGGTTGCTCTCGCCAAGGCGCGCGCTGATCTGGAAACTTTTGCGCAGAAGCACCTCGAAGATGGGACGAAGTTCGACGAGATGGAGGACGTGGACATCAAGAAAGCGGTCATCGCCAAGCTGAATCCCGACCTCAAAATCGACGACAAAGACGAGAGCTACGTCGAAGGTTCTTTCCAAATCATAAAGGCGAACCACGTCGACAAGAACCAAAACGCCGACCAGTTGAAAAGAAACATAGGAAGCGGTGTGGGCAAAGTTTCCGTGGTCGATGCAGAAGCAATTCGCAGAAAAGTGATGGATGAGGACAGCAAGCGTTGGGAGCAGAAAACAGCTTAATGCTCGCCAGCTTTGCCTGCGGTGGATGAATCAGTGAATTGCCGACCAAAGGACAGAAAGAACATCAACAAGTGAACATAGGAGGATTAAAATGGTACAAACATCATACGATGGATTCATGGACTTGGCCACCAAAGGCCAGCCTGCGGATGGCAACGATCCGCGCAACGACATCGTGACCTACAACAACCCAGCCGACG